CGGGATGCAGAAAATGCAAAGAAGCCCGTCACTCGTATGGAAGAGGACCTTGAAAATGCGTGCTGGAAGGGTTATGAAGCAATCGGAATGAAGATGAAGAATGGCAGAAAGGTTCCAAACTGCGTACCAAAAGAAGGTGTTAAAGAAGGCACCGAGGAAAGTCTTGATGAATCGGCACACGGAGTCAAGGCTGCTAAGTTCTCTCAGAAAGCCAAACTGAACCCGTCAATCTCAACGCACGTCCGCGCTTCCGATGCACACGCAAAAGCTGCATCGGCGTATGAAAAGAAGATTGCGGCCCATATTAAATCGGGTGGTGAAGCAAGCGAATTGAAGCCACTTGAGGCTATGGCAAAAAGCCATAATCGTTCGTCAACACTTCACAAGTTTATGGCACATCGCCTTGTGAAACAGGGGCTCAAGGAAGCCGTGGAAATGGCAGCCGAAGCAGCCGATGAGAAACTAAACCTTAAAATCACAAAACATTCACAGATGGCAGTGAATGCCGGTAAACGTGGTGATACTGCTGCTCAGAAATTCCATTTAGATATGGTAAGCAAGCTGAAGGCTGGCGAAGGTTCAGTAAATGAGGAAGCCGAGCATGACGACGATCAAGAGGAAATCATTATGGCCAAGGGACAGCTCCTTAAGATTGCCGATATGGCCAAGGACCTTGCCGATTCAATGGATGATGAGGATGAACTGGAAGCCTGGATCCAAGCAAAAATTACAAGTGCGCGTGATCAAATGGATGACGTTCATTCATATGTTGAGTACACTCAGGACCTCTACGACGACCAACCGGAAGCAGAGAAGGAATATGCCACCGAGCAGGTAAATGAGGATGTTGCTTCTAATAACGATGCAAAGGAACTTGCCCATATGCAGATGCTTGTCCGTCTTGGTCTCCTTGACCGCCTTAAACTAAATACTGTTACACGTGCGATTAAGAAACTGGATAACAAAATTCCGGTTACAACAACTGCTGAAAAAGACGTTCTCTTTGAATTGCTCCAGAACCTTATTGGAGCCATTAGTTCAGATGAAAGCATCTTCAGAAAAGTCAAATATAACGTTGCCAATAAATCATAATGACTAAAACAGTAGAAACCCAACAACGACTTGATCGGATTGAGTCGAAGATCGACAAGCTTGCCGAGGCAATTATTTCATTGGCCCGTGCCGAAGAAAAACTGATTCAACTCGAAAATGACAAGAAGTTCCTTATGGAGAAAATGCTCAAATTTGAGGAACGCCTACTCCAGGTAGAAAGAAACACCAGCGAGACGGCATCAGGTCTATCCTTTATTAACCGATTCTTCTGGATCGGAATGTCGGCAATCGGTGCAACCGTCATCGGTATGTGGTTTGCTCGCAAATAAAATATAAATATAGTTTCCCATGGCTCAACTTCCAAACACCATTTTATCCGTCGCAGAATCCTACAAACAGATGATTGTTCTTGATGAACAATTTGATACCATTGAGGAAATGGTAATGGACCTTGCCGAAAAGAACAACGTAGATCCTGAAGTCATCTGGGAAGATTTTGAATCGGTAGATGATACCGAACTCTTCGAGGCTGCAATCGACGCCAAAGGCCATAAAAGTTCTACTGGTGGTCTCACTCAAAAAGGTCGTGACGCATACAATAGAGAGACTGGCAGCAATCTAAAGGCGCCCGTCACAACAAAGCCGAGCAAGCTAAAACCGGGTAGCAAAGCTGCAGGTCGCCGTAAGAGTTTTTGCGCCAGAATGAGCGGCGTCAAAGGTCCCATGAAGGATAAAAAAGGTAGACCCACACGTAAGGCTCTTGCCCTACGCAAATGGAATTGCTAATAGACTCTCCAACAATCAATAGTTAAAAATATGTCAACAATCACTCAGATTATCGCCGATGCCTATCGCAAGATGGTAAATCCTCCACAAGCAGTTGCCCGTCCAAAGTGGGTACCAGCTTCCATTACCGAAGAAAGTGTACCAGCATTTGTTCAAGCCGTAACCGAAGCCCGTAAGGCCAATAAGTCCATTGTTAAATTTGATGGTAAGAGATACGGTATCACTGTTAAAGAAGAAACCAATAAAGAAGACGACAACAAGTCCAAAAAGATTCAGGACATGGATACAGAAAATGCATTAAAGCAAGCATCCGATGAGGTTCCTTCCGAAGTCAAGGAAGAGGATGCAGAAGAGATCAAGATGGACAATCACGATGAAAAAGAAAAGGATGCAGAAGAAATGCAGAGAATTTCTGCTTCCGAAGCACCAGGCGACAAACGTGCAGAAATGGCCGAAAAGCTTGTCGGAAATCAACACAAGCTTGATGTGAATAAGAACGGTAAAATTGATGGTGAAGACCTCAAGAAACTTCGCGGCGAAGAAAAGGAAGAAGATTCCGAAGAAGAACATCCAGAACCCGATGCAGACAACATGGGTGGTCCAAGCGACCATGACGCCGATAACAAGGGCGAAGATGAAAACGAAGATGAGAAGCCAAAAATGACGGGTGAACAAACCATTGCTTCCGTTGCTGCAACATACGCTGCAATGGTCAATGAGAATGAATCTATTAATGAAGCTGCCAACACACATTCCATTTGGCACCTTCATGGCCGTCATGCTGATGCTGCTTCTGGTGGTTATATGGCCGATGACGACCGTGCACACAGTAAAAAGAAAGCTATTGAAAAGCACGTTGAAAAGAAACACGGAGCCGAACATAAAGCTGATATGATGGCTCATAGCAGACTTCATAATGCAGTGTCTTATGCACAAAACCCTTCACGCAAGGTAATCGATAATAAACTTTCTAAGATGCGTTCTCTTCGAAATAAACACGGTATTCCTCATCATGGATTTCCGCAAGATTCGCATGATATGAATCACTGGCATAGTTTTAATGAATCCACTAATTTTTCAGATACCGAAATGGTTAATGAAAATGTTGCAGGAGATCCTCATGCACATAACCTCACGAACAAAGCAAATGAGTTAACCGCCCTGGCTCATTCGTCCGGGTCGGACACGCATCATGAGGATGCTCAGCATGCTCACCATCTAGCAGCAGAACACTACCGCGTGTACGCTCACCAACACCACGATCCGATGGTTCGAGGCGCAGCTAATATCCATCATGAATTCCATCGGAGTATGTACAACCATCATATGCTTCATCTTGTTTCGGCGGATCAAGACAGAGAGGCAAGCGATGCAGCAGCAAAACACTACGGAAAGAAATCAGTTGAGGAAGGTACCGCGGCTGATGCAGAAGCGGGTCCGGAAGTCATGGATCCTGCAACACAGAAGATGAAAGATGATGCTGATGATGAAACCGAAATTAAAGATGGAGTTCCAGGCGCAGCTCAGGACGGCGGCGATAAGGTAACCCCGGCCGATAAACCAGCTCCAGCCAATTCATCTGCTGCTCTTCCAAAGGTTCCAGTTATTACTGCTCCCGTAACCACAAAATAAAAGATATGAAAAACGTGATTGAATCAATTAAAGATTGTTGGAAAGGTATTACTAATCTTTTCAAGGATGAACCAGCATCCTATTATTACAAGCTGGATGAAAAGAATGAACCGGTGAAAGTTTGCACCCCAGGGGATTCAGATTGCCCTAACAAATGTGGGTGCAAACAGACATCGGATTTTACATACGACGAAGAATTCAAGTGTGACGATGCTCCAGTAGTTCTTGACGAAGCGTTGGATCCAGTACCCGAAGCTCCAGCACCCAGTGTCAAATCTGTATCAAAAGCCGACCTCACAAAAATGTCCAAACTTGAACTTCAGGTTATGGCACAAAATGCAGGAGTCATTCTAACAGGTAAGGAAAAGAAATCTCAGTTGGTCTCAAAACTGGCAAAACATCTTGATCTTTAAAACACGCCTTTTATCGTGATAAATAACCACGATGAAAGTATTTGAAGAACTAAATGAAGAGAATTTTTTGTTGTTCGCGGCAAAGAATTATGACAACCCACAATGTCTCGACGTTGATGAGTTTTATGATGACCTATCAAGGTTCAAGTATATCAAGAGACTGTTGAGAAAATATCAGCAGTCGGGTATCGTTCAGGAAAGACTCGTTCTCAACCACATCATTGTTCTCTATAATGTCTTCGGAATCGAAGCCGCAAACCGGATGATCTTTTACAAGATCGAAAAGGAGTTATGGCCCGTTCTAAAGACATTTCTTGTTTATCTCAACTATCTTCCTGAAGCGGATAAGGTAGAAATACCAATGGACGATTATGTAATTTCAATCCTCAGAAAAATCTAACATGGAAACAAAACTTCTACAATCACTAGTTCAACAGTACAACGAAATCGCCGAGGGTTACAACCTTGATAAGAACAATCGCGTTGAACACGATGCCGCATCTGCCGAGTTTGCAAAGCACTATGTTGCCGGACATAAGGGTGATCATTCCACTTCGGCTCCGACTCCGAAACATGAAAAGGACGCCGAACACTTTCATTCAACATATAGCGTAAATCATGTGCGCACTGGATTTGGTGGTTCTGGTACAAGTGTATACCAACATAAAACTACCGGCGATAAGTTTGAAGTAAATCGCACGGCGTCCGGTAAAGGTTTCCACGGAACGAACCACAACATTAAAAAGCTGTGAGCAACATTAAAGAAGACGAAGGCGGAGTTGCTGCAAATGTAACGGGAGATAGTTCCACCATGGCAATGCCACCGACATCGGGTGGGCTTATGCGCCGCAAATACAAAGCGTTCAATGTTGATTCAAAACTGTTCAATAAATTTGAAAAGGGTAAGGTTAAGTTTGAACACTGGTCAAAGTACCTTGATATGCAAAACGAAGGTCATACCAGCATTTATGAATACGCCAAGAAGAATCCCAACCATGTGATTGTTCTTCGTAATTCGGATAACGGAGCTCTGAGAGCAATCCGCCGCCGCTAAAAAGCAAAAATAGTTTGTGGTCCAAGGTGTGTTATGATATACATAACCTACCTTAAACGTATTTTGATGTTTACAAATAGGGGTAGGCAATATACTATTGTACCAACATTCAAATTAATTAACCCAACAACAAAACTTTAACGACTTATGATTTTTGAAGAACAAATCTCCCGGAAACCCGACTACTATCCTTGGACGCAGGACTACATTGAGGCAATGCAAAATGGTTTTTGGACCCATAGAGAATTCAATTTTCAAAGTGATATTCAGGATTACAGAGTCACCCTGACTCCTCAGGAACGTGAGATTATTGTTCGTGCCCTTTCTACCATCGGACAGCTTGAGATTTCAGTCAAGAAGTTCTGGGCCAAGGTGGGTGAAAATCTTCCGCATCCTACAATCACCGACCTCGGTTATGTAATGGCCAATTCCGAGGTTGTTCACGGTGATGCGTATGAACGCCTCCTGGATGTTTTAGGTATTGATGATTCGTTTGATCGTATTCTTCAAGAGGACATTATTCGCGGTCGTGTTACCTACCTTCGTAAGTACCTCCAGCCATTTACTCCCGACAAGAAAAAGCAGTTTGTTTATTCGCTGATTCTGTTCACACTGTTCGTTGAGAACATTGCTCTTTTTAGTCAATTCTACACTATTAGCTACTTTGGTCGTTTCCGCAATCTCCTTAAGGATACCAATAAGCAAGTGGAGTACACTTCCCGAGAGGAGAATCTCCATGCCATGATTGGTATCAAGCTCATCAATACCATCCGCGACGAACACCCCGAACTCTTTGATGCCGAACTGAAAGAGAAGATTATTTCCGAATCCCTCCTTGCCATTGAATACGAGTGCAAGATCATTGATTGGATTATGAATGGTTATAGCGTTGAAAGTCTCAACACACCCATTCTCCGCGAGTTCATTAAGAACCGTATGAATGAATCTCTTGTCCAGATTGGCTTTGAAAAGCTGTTTGATGTCAATAAGGAAATGGTCAAGAAGACACTTTGGTTTGATGAACAGATTCTCGGTAACAATATGACCGACTTCTTCCATTCACGTCCTATTGAATACTCCAAGAAGGGGCAGAGCTTCAATCAATCTGATCTATTTTAATTATGAGTTCCACGCAAGAAAAATACTATTGGCTAAACACGCACTCGCGTCAGTTCCTTGAAAGAGGATACCTGAAGGAAGGAATGACTCCGGAAAAGCGTATTCGTCAGATTGCCGACCGTGCAGAGAAACTGTTGGATATTGAAGGTTTTGCCGATAAGTTCGAGGACTATATGGCACGTGGATTCTATTCACTTTCCACTCCGGTATGGACCAACTATGGTAATGACCGCGGTCTTCCAGTCTCCTGCTTCAATTCCCATATTGGCGACAAGATGGAAGTCATCCTGAATAAGGCCGCAGAAGTTGGTATTATGTCGAAGCATGGCGGAGGTACCTCGGGTTACTTCGGAGACCTTCGTGCTCGCGGTACTCCCATCTCTGTCGGCGGTGAATCTTCGGGTCCCGTTCATTTCATGGAACTGTTTGATACCATTGCCGAAGTCATCTCACAGGGTTCCGCCCGTCGTGGTTCCTTTGCTGCGTATCTACCAATCGAGCATCCAGATGTGGCAGAATTCCTTCAGATTCGTTCGGACGGTCATGCCATTCAGAATATGTCAATTGGTATTACCATTACAGACAAGTGGATGGAGTCCATGATTGCCGGTGATAAGGATAAACGTGAGACATGGACGAATGTCATTAAGAAACGCTTTGAGACTGGTTATCCCTACATCTTCTTTACGGATACCGTCAATAAAGGAGCTCCTGCAATTTACAAAGAAAAGAAGCGCAAGATTAATTCAAGCAATCTTTGTTCCGAAATCTGTCTTTCATCCAATGAGGATGAGTCATTCGTCTGCGTCCTTTCCTCTCTGAATCTCCTACATTGGGAAGAAATTAAGGAGACCGATGCCGTTGAGACAATGATCTACTTCCTTGATTCCGTGAACCAAGAGTTCGTGGACAAGACTGCAGACATGAAGTTTATGGAGGCTCCGCACCAGTTTGCAAAGAATCAACGCGCATTGGGTCTTGGTGTTCTTGGCTGGCACTCATTGCTCCAGTCCAAGTCCATCGGTTTTGAATCCATTGAAGCCAAACTGCTCAATACGGGCATCTGGCGCGTCATTCGTGAACGTGCCGATAAAGCCACTCTGGAGCTTGGTGCAAAGTTTGGTGAGCCGGAACTCTTGAAGGGTACCGGTCGCCGTAATGTCACCACCCTTGCTGTGGCTCCGACCACTTCATCCAGCTTCATTTTGGGTCAGGTTTCTCCGTCAATTGAGCCATTGAATTCTAATTACTTCGTAAAGAAATTGGCCAAGGGTTCCTTTACCTATAAGAATCCATATCTCAAGGACGTGCTCAAGAAGCACGATAGAAACGATGAGGATACATGGAAGTCAATCCTGACCCATGGTGGTTCGGTACTTCATCTGAAGTTCCTCACGAATGAGGAAAGAGAAGTCTTCAAGACATTCGGTGAGATTTCTCAAAAGGAAATTATTATCCAAGCCTCTGCTCGCCAGAAATACATTGATCAAGGTCAGTCCTTGAACCTTATGGTCCATCCAAAGACCTCTCCGAAGGAAGTAAATCAGCTTATGATCTACGCCTGGGAGAACAAGATTAAGACACTCTATTACCAACGTGGAACGCACCCGGCTCAGGAGCTTGGTCGTAACCTACTTAACTGCGCGTCCTGCGAAGCCTAATGCCTAAAGTACAAATTAATTGCTATTGCTGCGGTTGCACCTCCACCATTTCATTCATAGAGGAGATTATCGATCCTGATGTGGATGAAGGTGAGGAGGATACTTCGGTAGAGAACTATCCCGAGTATTGCCCAATGTGCGGCAATCATTGCAGCGAAGAAGGCGACATCGACGAGGAATGATAAATAAGCCATTATGTGGCTTCATCATGACTCTCCGTTTGAACCAATTGAATTAGACCCAAAAAAAATTTACGGGTTCGTCTATTTAATAGAGAACCTCGTGAATGGTCGTAAGTACGTCGGAAAGAAACTCTTTTTCTTTAAGGGCTTTAAAACGGTCAAGAAGAAAAAGAAGCGCATCCTTGTTGAGTCGGACTGGAAGACCTATTATGGTTCCAGCAATGCACTTCAAAAGGATTTAGATGAAATAGGCAAAATAAATTTCCGTAGGATTATTCTGCACCTATGCACCAGCAAGAGCGAGTGTTCCTATTTAGAAATGAAGGAACAGGTGGAAAGAAATGCCATTCTCTCCGACGAGTACTACAATGACCAGATTCGTGTAAGAGTGACTCGTGTTCAACTCACAAAGTACCGTAAGTCCTTATTGGTTAATACAGTTGAATAGAGATTCATTATAACGGTTACAGGTTAAATGTAAACCATCAAATAGATGAATTTTATGGTTTACAAGGAGCCGTAATATGGTATGATTGATTCATAATGATACTCATCGACTATTCCGGCATTGCCATTTCCAACATCTTTGCACAAAAAGTTACCGTCTCCGAGGATATGGTACGCCACATGATCCTAAACTCTTTGCGGATGTACAACCTTAAATACCGCAAGGAATACGGTACAATGGTTCTTGCGTGTGACGGTGGTTCATGGCGCAAGGAAATCTTTCCGCAATACAAAGCCAGCCGTAAGACCAGCCGTGACGCCAGTGGGCTTGATTGGAATGAATTCTTCCGCATCCTGAGTGTGGTTCGTGACGAGGTCAAGGAACACCTTCCCTACAAAGTGGTTCATATCCAGAATATCGAAGCCGATGACATCATTGGTACCTTAACCGAAAATCATTGGTACCTCGAGCGCGGGCCCGTCATGATCATTTCTGCCGACAAGGATTTTATTCAGCTCCAGCGGTACCCCAATGTTCGTCAATTCTCCCCTATGACGAAAGCCTTTGTGAAGGAAAACAAGCCTTTTAATTATCTTTACGAGCATATTATGCGTGGAGACAGTGGCGATGGTATTCCCAATGTCCTTTCTCCCGACAATACGTTTGTCGATAAGATTCGTCAGAAGCCTATTTCTACCAAGAAAATCGAGCAATGGATTGCTTCTTATGATAACCTTGATAAGGTAATGGACGAAGCGACCTACCGTAACTTCCAGCGTAACCAAGCTCTTATTGACCTAAACAAAGTACCTCGGGACAAGAAGGCGCTTATTATAAATACCTTTGAATCGGTGAAACCCAATTCAAACGTCCTAAACTATCTTATATCAAAACGATGCACTCAACTTATTGAATGTGCAGAGGAATTTAATTCACTATGAAACTAGAAATCTACGAAATCCTTGAAAAGGCTGCCGCTGCTCCAAC